TATTTGACCAAAAAAGTCAAACAATGGTATAATTAATGTATGCTACCTACTTGGTAGCATTTGTTCTCTAGGAGGTAATTTACAATGAGAGAATCTAATGCTTGGCTAGGGGTATTTACGTTAGTTATTTGCAGTACCGTTTTTGTGGGTACAGCAAAGGCTACAAACGAAAACAACTTACTAATTAGAGAGTCTGTGAAGTCTGCCACCCAAAAGGTGGCTTTTTTGGTTTCTAAAGACAAAAAATTAGAAAAGTACGAAAATGCTCATAATTTAACTGATGAGCAACTGGTGGATATGTTACGTCATGTAGGGTTTGAAGGAAAGACTTTGAGGTCTGCTTGTGCTATCGCTAAGGCAGAGTCTAATGGCCGTCCTTTGGCTTTCAATGGTAACGTAAAAACTGGAGATAATTCTTACGGTGTATTTCAAATAAATATGCTTGGAGAATTAGGGTCAGATCGTAGAGAGAAGTTTGAGTTAGACTCAAATGCTGAGTTGTTAAACCCAGTAGTCAACGCACAAATTGCTCTTCACATGACTAAGGGTGGAAAAGACTGGTCTGCATGGAGTTCTGTAAATGGAAAAAGGTATCAAGAATGGTACAACAAGTATCCGTGTAAGCAATAAAAATTAATCAATAAAATACCCCCATTGGATATTCTCCTTTGGGGGTTGTTTTATATTAAATTATTAAGCAGGTGTCTCTTCTGCAGGTGTCTCTTCTGCAGGTGTTTCTACTACTGGAGCAGAAAATGCTCCATCAGCATATAAAAAACCAATGTCAACAAAAGTTCCAATAGGAACTTTTACACAGTCAGAAAAAGTTACAGATTCTGCAATTTCTAAAGAAGGAGCAAGAATTATATTTTGAACTAAAGACTCTGAGTTTAAAACTGCATATTTTTTCATTTTTTCTCCTTAAGCATAAATGTGCACTTGTCCGCCACCACTGCCAGTAGAACCAGGACTACCAGTGCTGTATCTACTGCCTATGTTTCCGCCTGCACCACCAGTTGTTATTCCACTATTTTGAGTTGCAATTGTAGCAGTTCTAGTTAAAGCCCCTGATGGTGATACTGTACTTAAAGTTGTTGAACCACTTGCCGTAGCACTTGCTGCGTTTGCTGCGCCATATCTTGTAGTGACGCCAGCGTTTCCGCCTGTACCACCTGCGAGAGCCAATGCTGTTCCATCAAAACTTGTAGTCCCACCATTAGAACCACCTGTACCAGGATTATTAACAGAGTTTGAGGCGGCACCACCTGTACCTGCTGCACCAATTACAATTGGAACAGCAACTGATGGAATTACTTGAACAAAAGCAGAACCAATTAGTCCGTTACCTCCTGCTTGAACAGGCGCACCACTGCCAAAAGTACCGCTAAAGGTACCCCCACCGCCACCACCTGCTGCTGCATGAATGCTTACAAAAACAATATTAGTTCCTGCTGGCGGAGTAAAGTTTGATGAAGAGTTAAAAGTTGCTACTTGTCTTAAAGGGGTGCCTGGGTTAATATTAATTGCCATTATGAGTTCTCCGATCCGAATAAGTTAAATGAGCACTTTCCAAGTGCATCATAAACCGTAACAACATCTGTTGCTGCTAAAGTGATGCCAATTGTAAAAACCTGTGTTCCAAATGGAGAAATTCCATTGCTATGAATAATATAGTGTTTATCTTCAAGTGTTGCTCCTGCTGGTCTGATTGCAACCCGAACATTGGTTACATCTGCAGTTATATTATTAACAACCAAAGAAGATATCACTGCGTAATTTCCAGCACCTGTTGGAACTGTGTAAAGAGTTGTTGCTGTGTCTGCTGCAGGTTTGGCCTGGCCTAACACTTTGTAACTTACAGCCATCTTAGGCTCCCATCATAAGTATTACTTGGGTCATAGCATCTGGTGCTTGTTCCCATGAAGATATTGTACCATTACTTTTTAAGATTTTATCTGTTTGTCCAACTGGAGATGGAAGAACTGTTGTCCAACTACTACCAATATAAACTTGTATTTCATTTATTGTTGTTCCCCCAGAATTTTGTCTAATTAAACATATTGTGCCAGCAGTAGGGGATGGAATTGCTGCATCTCTGGCTGCTGGATTAAGAAAGTTATTAGTTCCTTTTTTTGCAACAGATGCTTCTGCAGTTGTAAAATTAGAAAGGTGTGTGTGTAGTCCAGTCCATTCAAATGTTCCAGAGATATCAGTCTTTCCAGAAACCTGATACCAAGTGTCATCTGCTGCGTTATATACGTAGGCTGCTTTGCCGTCTGAATCAAATACTGTAGGCATTAGACCACCTGATCAAAACTGCTAGTGTCGGCATTGTAAACATACATCTCAATTGGAGTTGATCCTTTTTTAATCCATATAAGTCCATTTGCTAAATTTGTTGATGGAGCAGTTGCTGTATAAACTGATGTTGCAGCAAAGTATCCAACTCCAGCAGAAGAATCTTTGTCTAACCAAATATATCCATTTGGGATTGTGTTAGAAAATGCTGTAAATGCTGCTGCGGTTGGTGCTGTTGTTGTTGCTCTTGATATATCTCTTGCTGCAACTTCTAGGGCAGCCTTTGTATCAATTTGATCTTGTAAATCGTTAATTGTATAAGCAATAGATGGATTTAAAAGGTTTTCTGGGTCATCCTCTGCAGTATCAAAATCATAAGAGCCATAATGATATGCTTTTAAAGCATCTTGAATATTAGCATTATCAATTAATGCTGGAATTTTAGTTGGTACTAAATTTCCTATATTTTCTACAGCCATTGGGTCACCTCTTTAAAGATTATACCATTTTTATATCAAACTATAGATATAAATAGGTGTACAGTTTTGCTTCCAGTAAGTGCTGACCAACTACCGCCACTATATTGAACGGCATCAAAGTTTATAACTAAGTTTGTTCCAGCCCCTGCTAGTGCAGGTATTTCCATTGCTGATGCAATTGGGTTTGCTCCTTCAATTCTAAATTGAACATTGAAGTTTGAAGCGGTAAGTGGTGAACCACTAACTGTTACTATATTTGATATTGGAATAGTTATTGATCCAGCCCCAGATGAAAAAGATATTGTTTCTACTGCAGAATAAATTGCTGGATTTATTTTTAAAACTTGAACCCAAGTATTTGATCCAGCCTGGGAAATGTATTGATACATATATCCATAATTTTCTCCTGGAGCGGTATTGATATACATATCATTTAAAATTAAAGTAGTTCCCAATAAGACACCACTTGAGGTTAAAGGATTAGGCTCTCCAGAACCAACAATAAATTTGTTTCCACGGGTTCCTTGTGGCCCAATATCTATTAAAACATCAACAGAATCTGGTGGTCCTAAAACAACAACATCTTCAGTATTAAGTAATACATCTACCACTAGACTGCTCCAGTAATATCATCTGTCACTGTTATGACCCCAGTTAATACTGTATAGATTTCTGATGCACTAGAGTCAATTTGAACATCATAAACATAATTACCAGCAGAAAGTTCTCTTCCTACTCCTGGAAGAATAGTACATGTAATAGTGTCTGCGGATCCATCAACAACTGCCTGAGCCTCATACTGAGTTCCTGACTGACCTCTTACTGTAGCAATAAAAAAATCTGAACTAAAGCCAGTTAAATCAAAAGCATCGCCATTTGCTGTTTTAGGGCGTATGACAAATTCGGCGGTATCGCCACGATAATAATTAAAATTATAAGAACCTGGAAAAGCCATTATTCCTCCTGTAACATTATACCACTATGATACCGATATATATATGCCTTTTAATATAAAAGAACTTTCATTGTCGGTCCTAATTTGTGGTTGACCACCATAGTTTTTAATTTTGTCGCTATTGATAAAAATGGTTTGACACTGTGATATGTCGTATGAATACTGATATTTAAGTAATCCTACATAGCCTATCGGAGAAACCTCTTCTTCTCTCAAAAGAGTTCTTATCCAAACCTCTGTATTCGGAACATATGTTTCTAAAGAAAAGTCATATCTAATATCTACCTTTGCACCAACTTTTAAAGTTTTTAAATTTATGTTTCTTGCTGTTTCATTCAATAGAGAAACTGATCGGTTTGGCAAATAAGATTCAATAGTTTTTGATTCATCAATATTTAAGAAAAAATTAACCCAACCATCATCTCCCCTTTCTGGACCAGCCCTATATGTTTGTATGCTTTTGTTTGAGTAATATGCCCATCCAGGATATTGGCCAGATGGGCTGTCATATCCATCCCCTGCTTTTCCTGGCTCACCACGTTCACCTTGTGGTCCTTGTTTTCCTATATCACCCCTATCGCCCTTATCACCTTTTGGTCCTTGTGGTCCAGGAAGTCCTTGTGGCCCTGTATCACCTTTTTCTCCAGTAATTCCAGGTACAGCAATATATTCTGTAGTTTTGACTTCTTGGATAGTTTCTAGATATTTTTTCTTTTTAGGAAAGTCCATGCTTTTAGCCATGACTGAAGCCTATTACTTTATTTTAGTTTTAAATATTTTTTTGCCAATTTTTATTACTGGCGGAAGTAGAGGTGTAGGGTTGGATACTTTTACGATTGGCATTATAGTCCTGGGGTCATATCACTTAAAACGCAAATAGTTCCTATAACTGGTGTCCAGACGGTATCTGCATTTGGTCCGCTGCCACCTTCTATAATTACCTCAAGATCAAATCTTAATTCTGCTGCTACTTGCTTATACCCTGTTCCCCAGTCTTCAGTAATTGACGCTGGAGCGGTAATGGTGACTTCATTGTCATCAACAGTTACGGTTAAATTATCTAACACATCTCCCATTGGATCATAGGCAGTTGCTCTAAAGGTCCACTCGTCGCAGTCAAATGGTGTTATTTCATCGTCTTCTAAAAACTGTACAAGCAGGGTTGCTGTGTCTCCACGGACTACGGTCCACTGAATATTTGCTGGCGAGGCGCCATATTTTTCTATTGTAGGAGCACACATGATAATTGATTATACCATTAAATAAAACTGGACACCTAGACGCAGTGGGGTGGGGGGTAGTATCTAGGTGCCAGCATAAAAATTATAACATTGTATTATTGTAAAACGGACATATTATAACAAAACGTTATAAACCAGACATTGAAAAATAATCGTTATAAAATTGTTATAGTCAATTTTTAAAAAGTATAAAAACCAGGGTATTAGTAGTGTATACTTAAAATATATAAAGAAAAAGAATAACTAGCAAGTAAGGTATTAAGATATCTTATATATAGTAATTAAGGTTTAGTAGATTTAGATTTCTTAGAATTTTGATTAGCGATAAAATCAATTAATATTTCATACAAATGATCCACTTTGTCGGCAAGCCTTTTATGGTCTTCCTCTAGGCGGTTAACGGAGTCTTTTAAACTGGATCCAGAATTCGGCTTAAGTTCGTTTAAATAATGTTTTACGAGCCAACGAATTGATCCGCCAATAATAGCAAGTATTGAAAGAGTTGTAAGTATTAATCGTGCCCAGTCTTCTACTGTCATCATTGTAAACAAATTATATCACTATTTGAGATTATTCACAAATGTATGAAAAAGACATGTGAAATAAATCTGCTGTAGTTAAGTTAATTGGAGTGTTGTGATCAAATGTTTCATCTGCTGCCGAAGATTTAATATTCCAAATTGTAAAGATAGAACTGCCATCATCTAAGTGTCCTTTAAGACTATAATGATCTACACCTTGATTTACAGTATCATGAACAGATCCGCCATAAACATCGGTATGATATTTTGAGGGGAACGGTAAAGTCAACGAATACTGTCCAGTTCCAAAATTACTTACATTATCAAAGTCAACACTGATTTGAACCTGAATAAGATTTCCAATTTTTATATATGTTCCTGTCGCGGGAGTTCCAGTAAATGCTAAACCAGTTCCAGACCACACTGGGGAATAAGATTTTATTTCGGTCGTAAGTCCACCGACATCGCCAAATGCTGGATGAGTAAATCTAGCCACTTAAGGCTCCAAGCCAATTTGAATCATTGCAACGTTCATAGAGTTTACAGAAGAAGTAGCATATAAGGCATCATTTGATGGAAGTTCAAAAGAGATTGAGTGATTTGGCATAATTCTAAAACCATAATTTGATGATGCAACTCCTTCGCCACCAATATAAATATATCCAGTTGCGTTAACATTTTGGAGAGTAATGTCCATACCTCCGTGTGCGCCTGGTGGCGTCAAGCGAGTAGCGGAAGTATCGCTAAGTGTGACTAATGAATGCGCTGTTGCCATCTATTGAGTATATCTTATTTTTTGGCGGGGAATAAGATTAAGCCGAAAATAGAATATCAAACCATCATAAGACACAATACGACTGCAAGCAGTCAATAATGTCTAACTGGATGTAATATCTATGTTTGCTTAATATCCCGATATAGGTTATAATGGATTGTGCTAGATAACATTAAGCAAATCCTAATTGAAGGTTTGACAAGTAAACTAAAAATACATCATAGCGTTTATAGACTTCCTTGTACCAGCGAATTTCTAGAAGAACTTATCGCCAACACTTTCACAGAAAATGGTTTGATAAACGACTGGCAGCCTAATAGAAGCCATAGCATCAGCGTAGACATGTCTTTAGAGTCAGGCGAGAGTTTCTCTGTCAAGTCTGGAGTATACGCAAATAACACACTAACCTTCTCTGGATCCCGTCTTGGAAAATATCAAACCTTAGATGCCATGATATCTAGCGTAGTGGATAATAGTGCTAGGTATTATGTGTGTCTTGCTAAAGCCGACCAGGATTGGTCTTCTGTCCCCGCCGAAAATGAGGTTAAAACTTATTATTTGTTTGTATTTGATTCCCAAACCTTAATATATGATAATGGGGTTTGGAACAAGGTTGAAACCAAGTCTGGAGGATATAACTACGTTATGGAGTCTATAGGTATGTCTGCTAGAATTAATACTAGTATGTCGTCACAATTATGGACCAGTGTTAATGAGAGTCTTATTGGTGCCCCGACAAAATTGGAGATCTTGTGAGGTTTGGAAAGTCAGATAAGATACAGTTTATAAGTACTTTTGAAGGTTTGGAATCTATTGAAGAGTGCTTGCCAAGACCTGCAAAACATTTTATACCACAATGGTTTAAAGACATTCCATCAAAAGAAATAGGAACTGTTAAGGATTGTCCATCATTTCCAGATTACTTTTCACAAGGATATATTATCCCTATGTGGTCAGATGTTAAGATGAAATTTAAAAACGAAATCCCAGAATTTCAACTTTCAGCAAAAAGATTTTTATTTGATGCTCATGGTAATAATCAAATGATAGATTATAAAAAACCAACATTTAATGGAATTGAAGGTCAGTTTGTTTTTAAGGCTATTTGTCCTTGGAGAATTATTACACCGCCAGGATGGTCGGTTTTACAATTACCTCTTTTTTATCATTTTAATCAAGAGTGGTCAGTGTTGCCTGGAGTTATAGATACTGATATACATTCAGAAATTAATCAACAAATTTTATATCATGGAGATGGCAAAGAAGTAACTATAAAGTGTGGAGATCCATTTGTTTTATACATTCCATTTAAAAGATCAGATAAGTTAAAACATGAAGTTAGATATGAGACACCAGAAGAGAATAAAAGATTTGACAAAGATCTTTTACTTTTGAATCAACATTTCAAGCCTAATGGTACATATAGGAAAATGCAAAGAAAAAGAGATAAAGGATTATCGTAAGTATTTGTTTAATAGGTATGCTGCTAGGATAATACCTGCAGAAATTGCAAGAATTAACAAACCTCTATCTGAGTGATCGTAATCTCCCCAACAGCCTATCCAATTACCATCAAGATAACACTTATTCCTCAAAGGAGACTTGAGTTTCCATTAGTTTATTAAACTGCTCTTCTTTTGTTGGTTCACATTCACAGGTATCACAACATTTTTTTGATTTAGTTGTTGTGGCTATAATACTCATGCCCTTTGGAGTATGTCTGTGCCATGGATCAGGATACTTAGATTCCATTTTCTTCCATGTACTTTAGGCGTTCGTTATATTTTTCTATTTGTTCTATACTTAAACGTTCTTCTAATTCAATAGGTAATTCGTCTTGTATGATTTCTCCGTTACCCGCTTCTTCTAGAAATAGGAATTCTTCAAAGTTATCTAGAAAAGCCATTTGCCTTTCTTCCTTTCAAACCTTGTACCTTCTTGTATCAAACCATCATGATCTCTATCAACTGCTTTTGGATTATAACCTTTTTGTTTAAGATCATCAATAAGGGCAATCACAGTAATTGCCATAGCCATGCATACGTATACTAATATTGCTTCCATTTTATTCGCATGTAGAACAACGATTGTCTACCCTCAAATTTTCTTTAACTACCCAGATAACTTTGCCACAAGAATAGCAGGACCTCATAGAGTATTTTTTCTCTCTACGGTCTTTGCGAATCTCTAGTCCTAGTGCATACATATATTTATTTTACCATACTTGAAGTACTTCGTCAAATGGTGTATACTATAAATATAGATGGGGGTAGTATGATATTTCACAAACACTTATTAATCAACGCTAAAGTTGAAAAGCCTATGAAGACTGAAGGTCAGGCAATGGCTTTCTTAGAAAAACTAGTTGAACGCATTGATATGAAGATTATCAAAGGACCTTTTGCCTCTTACGTTGACAAACCAGGCAATCGTGGACTTACGGCTATTGTAATGATTGAGACTAGCCATATAGCGTTTCATATATGGGATGAAGAAGATCCAGGATTAATGCAGTTTGATTTGTATACCTGCGGAGAATTGAATCTACCGTCGGTTCTACTGGCACTTGGAGAAGACTTTAATATCATCTCTTTGGATTATAATTTATTTGATAGAGAAAAAGGATTTGTTCTGGAAGATAGTGGGCATTGGCCAGAAGAAGACTCTGAGTACAAAATCTGAAAAATTTCATTTTTACAAAATCTGAATATTTTTCTTAGATGTATGATATGTAATTTTAAAAATAAAAAAATAAATAAATAGTGAGCACACTACTCTGACTCTGCGTAGTGTGTCCTATCATAGTTAGCAAGGGTGCCACCATTTTCTAGATGGGCCTTGCGCCTTAACTGTTCAACAGAATACTCTGCCACTATCTATCTTTTCTAATTAGTCTAATAGAATAAACTAATCCAATAATACCAACGAATAACCAAGTAGGGATATCTGCTTGTAGTTCTATGCTATCAGCATACAGACTAATAAAGTCTAGGTTAATGTATAACTCCACTATGCTACCTGCTCTATCTTGTGTACTAAGTATTCAAACTTTAGTGGTGGATTTACTGAATTGAATTCGTCAATAATCTTAACGATATCTTTAATGCTATTAGCGGTTAGCGTACCTTTTTGCAGGCTACCCTGCCAAATTGAGTAAGTGATTTTCATTAGTCGTTGTCCTCTCCAAACATTTCTACTAACACCTTGTTAGCATTTTGTAAAGCCTCTATGGCTTCGTTAATCTTATCAGCGTTAGTCATTAGATAGACTCCTTCATGTTAGAGATAACCCAACGGCTTTCGTTAGGTGATAGGTAGCGATGAGACACTACCCCTTGCTTAGTAGCAAGCATTTCTAAGTATGCCTTTCGGCTAATGTAGTTTCCTACTGTATTGCGAAAGACCATAGGGCTTCCTGTATTAGATGAAGCCATAACATGGTTAGGCTCTAATGTTATTGTATTTAGTGTAGTCATTTTAACTACCTTTCTTTTTACTAAGTTAATCACCTTGACTAACCTTGATACTAGTATCCTATCAGATACCTCTGACATTTTGGGGGTATTTCCCTAGTGTCGTGGTGTGATTTGTCTCACTTACTTGCTACGCTCACCCTATACTTTAGGTTTATTTGGTAGGCTCATTGAGACTATCTTTCTTTATTTATTTATAGGAGTATCCTATCATAGATAATCCTAAAAGTCAAGTCCTAACACGGCGTGTCGCATGTGTTGTTAGTCACATAGACAAACAGTACAAATCGGACATTGGCTCGGGTTTTTTAAAGTTATCCACATGATGTAGATCACACTCTTAAGTTACGCTTAAGTTATCCACATGACGTACATCACAGGACACGATGTCCGTTTTGTCCTACCTACTGGCTAGTAAATGTCAGTGGTGCCTGTTATACTTCTAGTATAAAGAAAGTTGAGAAAGGTTCTCAAACTAGAAAGGAATTCAAATGAATTCAAATGTAATAATCCAAGTGTGTAAATCACACGTTCCAAATAAGTCTGCTATCTCAGACGTTAATGATGAGCAATTCACTTTTTGTGAAGTTTGCGAAAATAACATTGAGCGTTGGTATAACGATACTGACCCTGAACGTCTACCAATGTGGACATCTTGGAAGGTGTCTTAATGAACGACTTTGAAATTAAAAATAATCTGTTAAATGAAATAAAAGAATTAACAGAAAACAATTATCCTAAAATGTGGGGTAGTGCTTCTGCACTTCTCACAATTGAACAATTAGAAATTATCAAATCAGTAATGGAGTAACAACATGATAAAAGAAATAAAAAATAAAATAATTCGTATTCAAGAATTGCGTCGTAGTAATGCTGCGACTGCGATCCCATCAAAGAAAAATTATTCTAGAAAAATAAAACATAAAAATAAATTGAAATAAAAAACCCGAGGGCGTTTTGTACCAAATGTCCGTTTTACGTTTATGTGTTTAAGATCACATAAAAATCTGTCCATATTCTGAGATTTACGGCGTGGCGATTTGATTTTGTCTGCTAATTCTGATAGACTTACGGAGTAAGAAAATAACGAAAGGAAGTGGCTAACAATGGCTAACTTATACACAATAGAAAATCTCCTAGTGGGAAAAAAATATAACTCAAAAACTTTGAGTGGAGAAATTATCTCAGCAGAGAAATCATCTCAACCAATTTGGTATGGAGAAAATACTGAACCTTATTTGGTTTCTGTTTATTCTAACGGCTCTTATAAATACCGCACAATTGCGGTGAAGGTTGGTGAGTAAATGGGTTATGTAGAAATCTTTCGCCTTGATAATCAGGGCGCTGGCTGGGTTGACCTCTCTGAGGCTACTCCGCAAGAATTGCTTGACCTAGAAATTGGTCTATTTAATGAAGGGGCTTTGTGAGGTAACTCACACCCCAACACGCCCCCCTAAAGTGGAAAATGTCAGCGATAACTGATAGAATAACAATTCAAACAATAAACGAAAGGTGGTCAGAAATGACTTATACTGTAAAACTAGAAACCTTTAATGGTGCTGTAAAAACTATCACCCTACCTTCTCAAGGTGCGGTTGCTCAATTCATAAACACTTACCCAAACCAAT